ATGTCAGCACCAAGTTCGGCACCTAAGTCAGCGCCAGCGGTGCTGGGCGCCGCAGTACCTGTGACCACTCCCAACGCTTGATCCAGTTGCTGCTTGGCACCTTGTAAGTTTTGCACCAGCCCAGTGAGTGCAGCAGTGGCGTCGGTGTTGAATTGTGTGGCTTGATCAATACCAACTTGATTTTTAATAGAGTCTACCAAGGCTGGCAATTCTTTGAATTGCATTTCACTGGCGTCTTCCAACATACTCTGCATCTTGTCTACCATGTCTTGTGCTGCCAACACAACCTGAGCCTGTTGCACTTCGCTTTCTTTAAGCATGCGATAAGCACTACGCAAACGAGATTCTGCTTTCATCAATGCAGCCCCAGCCACTAGTTTTTGTTCGTCGGGACTGAGAGTTTGACCAGCTGCGCTTTTTTTCAGTGCAGCAGCCAATTTGGGATCTTTGACCTGTGCTGTGGTTTGACCTGTGGTGGTTGATCCAGTGGGCACAGGTACATCCATTTCTTTGAGTTTGGTAGCCAATGCCTGTTCCATCATCATGAGTTTGAGATATGCAGGATTACGTTCACTGGTGTGTCTGGCAGTGGTGGCCTTGTGCTCGCCCAGCAATCCTCTGACCTTGCCAAGAATTTTTTTGGTCTGTGCAGCGCTGAGACGATCAACGTCAATGCGCGAGCCAAAATAACTTTCAAAAGTCTTGGTGATCAGTTTGGTTTTTTTAGGCGTGGCTAGTTCTTGCAGTTTCATTTGAGAATCCTCTAAGTTGTATATATTTAGCCGATGATATACATTTTTCAAGTTCGGCTGTGATCACAGAATTCAAGGCAATTTTGGGTTCGAGCTTGGTTTTGATTATTTCTCTTGTCTCAGGTGACTTGCTGCGTTTTCGCATGCCACTGCGGCACACAATGTCATTTTCTATCAACTGTTTTTTCTGATCCAGTGTTTTTATCTGTTGCGCCAAATGAGTTTGATTTTTGTTGTCAGCGATGCACCAAGACAGCGATGATCTTTTGCTACCAAAAGATGCTATAAATGAATCATTGCGCCAGACATCAAACACAGCATCGGCAGGGATAATGTGATAGCGACCAAATGCAATCCACCCACCCTTGTTGTCGTCAAAAATGGTTTGATCAATGGTCAGTTTAAGCTCTTGTATGGCCCAGCGTTCGAGTTTTTGTTCTTGGTTCATTGCAACACGTACTGAGTAATCAGCCACCCCACAACGCCGGTTAAAAAGGTTATGATGCCTAACCCCCAGCTGATCAGCTGACTGTTGCGTTTTTCTGCCATGTTGTGCACAATCTGATGCACTTCGTTGACCACTGTCTTGACATCATCTATGTCTTTTTGCACGTTGATAAACTGCAATTCCAGTGCTCGATATCTTTCAGCACAAAGCTCAACATGAGCTTCAAGGCTTTTCTTTTCAATGTCTGTGGTATCTACCATGGTCAATTATTTACCGTTTCAAACCAAATGTTTTCTTTGGGTTGCAGCATTGGTTCAACATCATTGCGTTCGTCTAGACCAATCAACATAGGCACACCGGTACAGTCTTGATACAAGGCAGCAAACGGGTCAGCATTGCCGTCCAATAAAAATGTACTCTCAGCTTCTACTTCAAAGTCAAAACTCCAAGTACCTTGATCGCAATAAGGCATCTCAATACGCTCTGGCTGACTGCGTAAACTGATAATTTGTATTAGAGTTTCAAAATTACGTTGCTGATTTCTAGATCTATTCCAGCTGTGTATGTCAGTGATGCGTTGGCCAATTCCGTCTTGGAATGGAATTTGACCTATGCGAAAATGTCCTGTAATACCAGTGGGTGAGCAGTCAAAAAGAGTTCGACACACATATTTCATTGCATGCTATTTACAGTCAAAACAAAGCCCCAGAGTTTTTACGTCTGGGGCTGTGTTCAATGCACCTAAGATCAGGTCGATAGTTTGAAGCCAGCGTCAGTTGCACTGTTCAACTGGAAGCCAGTGTAAGTGATGTTGGCTGTGCTCAATGCTGTGGCAGCGTTGGCAAAGGTGCCAGTTGGGTAGATGGCCACTGACAAAGCAGTGGTATCAACTTGATACATGGCCACTGTGCAAACTTGTTGCAGAGCTTGAATCACGTTGGCCACATATTCTTGCACGCCTGACTGAGTAGCCATGCTGTTGTTGGCCACAAAGCGATAGAAGTCCAGCTTGGGACCTTGTGGTTGCACAGGTGAACCACCAGTGCTGGTGCTGGGTGCAATAGGACCATTTTGCGTGTCTAGCGCAAATACTGGTTGTGCATCACCATTAACAGGAGCGAAATAAGCCATTTTGATTTTCCTTTAAAGTTATTGGGTCTTTGACCCTGCACTTATTTAGTCTTTTGGGAAAAATTATGCCTGTTGTGGATTGTTTTGAGCACGATTTCTAGCTGTAAAGTCAAAGCGGTTTACTGCTTTGGCGTAGCCAGCTGGTGTGGCCATGACCCAACCTTCGTGGCCAGGGTCTTGAATGTCAAGATTGCGCAGAATATCCAGCTTCAAATCATGCAACAGTATAAACAATGTGAATGCTGCTGCCAGGCCTTCAGTGTTGGAAGCAGGACTCTTTAGATATTCAATGATATTGGCAAACTTGCGTGGTGTGACCTTGGACTGAAGCCACTGACCAAATCCAGCCAACAGATTATCAAAGTTTCCTGTGCCAATTCTCCAGTTGATATAGTCCACACACAGTTTGGCTAGGTCGGTGATTTGCATGGCTCGCAACTCTGCAGGATTGAACAGAGTGTCAATGGCACCACCTTTGCTGCGACGTATTTGTTTGATTTGTTGTATCAAGCCGGCCTGAGCTTTGGCCTGCGCAGGGTCCTGTGGCACAATGCTTTTGCCGTAGATAGGTTCTATCAACAGCAGCCCAGGCACTTCATTGAATGATACTCTGCTCAATGGCTGGCGCGGCTCGCCCTGATCAGCATACATGGTATGCATGGCAATGCCTGTGGTACTGTTGGCAATTTTTTGTCCCAGCGCACTTTTCACTGGAATACGATATTGCACAGTGTTGGGTTTGAACACCAGATTGCCAGCCTGTTCTTCCCAAGGGTTTTGAGGATAGTACAGCAGATCGCCTTTGACATAGCCACGAAAATTGTCAGGTATGGCTGCTTGCAGTTGAGGCCAAAGATCAGCATAGATCTGTACCAACTCGCCGCGCTCGCCTTTTCTAGTGCTTTGAATCTGTGCCATCATTTTGGGGCTGGTGGCCAGGCCGTCATAGCCCTTGGCTTCAAAGCCTGATCCATCAGTGAGCACAAACTCACCTGTGGCAGGCTTGCGTCCAAATATCACAGCAGGCTTACCGTCCCATTTTACACTGGTAGTTTTTTGTGGAGACTCTGCTGACTGTTGAATTATGGCCAGTGCTTCGTCTACTCCTCTAGAACCTTTGCGAAACACCAGATCTTCAAGATGTTCGATGCCTTTGGCTCGACCACCCACGTTGTCCGCACTGTCCTGTGCTTCGTATATACGATAAGGGTTTGAACTTTCGTGTTCTATCAAAGGCTGCATGCCTTGGTTTACAATTCTGTCTCGCAGCTTGGCCAAAAAGTTTACATCGCTGTTTTCTTTGACCAAGTCAGGCTCTTGTAAACCCTCACGAGCCAGATATTCACGAAAGTCCTTGAGCTTGTTGTCACGATTGGGATCTTTGGCCAGGGCTGCATAGATATTTTCCACAGTTTTGAGATTGTCTCTGGTCGCACCGGGTCCCAACAATGCCTGGGCCACAAAGTCAGGATCCAGGCCACCTTTCACTGGCTCATTGGTAGTTCTGCTGATTATGCCATTGAGACCAATTTTGAACCCAAGAACTTTGGCCACTGAGCTCAACAAAACATTGCGTACCATGCCTTTGAATCCTGGTGATGAGCCGCCATAATAAAAAGTGCCCCAGTCTAAATTTGGCATGAACATAAAGTCAGTTTGCACATAGCCATTGTTGGGATTGCCGTTGATAGGAGTTCTAAAGTGTACTTCGCCGGCCTTTTTCACCCAAAGTCTAGGATCTTCGCCATGACTTTGAACCAGCTGTGTGAGTCTGACTGCCAATTGATCTTTGGTCATGTTTGTGGTATCCACTGCAAGATCAAGGTCTCCTGAAGTGGGTGTGCGACCTGTGCTGCCTATCCAGCGTTCGCGTGGAAATTCTAGGCCTGTGGCTTTTTCTAACCACTGCACAGTCTGTGCCACGTCACTTTGATTGATGCGCTGTGTGAGTGGTTTTCCGTCAGCATCTTTGAAAACATTGCCACCTTCTAACAGTCTCATTTTTTGCCCTCGGCCACGGCTGCGGTCTGTGGAGTGTTCTGTAGGGCACCCACACTGGCCAGCAAGTTGTTCAATGCCTGATCACGAGTGGGTGCAATTTTGGCAGTGATCCCCAACTGCTGTGTGGTCAGACCGGCTTTTTGTGCTGCCTGAGAAAGTTCATCAGTTGATGCACTGCGACCAATTCCAGTGGTTCTGCCCACAGGATTGAATTCTACTTCGTTGCTGATGCCATAGCTGTTTTGAGCAATGGTATTCCAGAAAGAAGTCAGTTTGACTGCATTGGCACGACTGGGTTCGGTGACCAACAGTGCGTCAATGGCTTTGTCAATGTTGGCGCTCATGTCAGCTACCATGTCTCTGAGTTTGCCTTGGTTGGCATCTTTGTCAACCAAGTTGGCAGCATCTTGATAGTCCGATACTTGACGACCACTGATACGTTGCAGATTGCCATTGACCAGGCTGATCAAGGCCTGTTGCAATTCCAGTTTTTCAACGTCTTTGATGCTTTGAACCCCTGCTTTGCCAGTTTGCGGATTTCTAGCAGTGGCCATGATATTGGTCAGTGTGTCTGACCACTGTGTTTGTAGTGCTTTGCCCAATGCGGCCACAGCTGGTGCAGATAGCTGTGCTGCGGCACCTTGAGCTGCACCCGGAGCCACAGTTTTATTCAATGGGGCAGCAGTGTTGCCCCCAGATGGAATCATTTTCTGTGCCAGTGCTCGACCAACTCCGCCTAAAAAAGAACTTGTTTGTGCACCAGCACTGCCAGGAGCATAAGCTTCTTGTACGCCCCCACGTTGAGTAATTTCATAAATCTGCATGAGCTCTCCTGACTGATCTAGCAAATTTTCCACTGTCTTTGAGACGTATGGCATTGAGCAGTTTACGAGTTAGATTTTCTGCTTGCTCAGCACT